AAACCATCTTGGCTGTCGCGACCACCGACGGAAGGGTCGGGTGATGAATTGCTACGTGGAACTTGAAGTTCCTCAGGGGGTCCGTAGCGACGTGCCCCAGAGACTGGGTTACTGTTGCGCCTGCCATGTTAGATCAGCCCTCTCAGCCGTTGTCCTGCGTAGTGACGGCAGCGCCGCCGTCGTACTGACCGATCGTGAAGACGATGAACTCCGCAGGGGTGTTCAGGGCCACGCCGACCTCGATGTTGACCTGACCGCTGGCGATGCTTGCCGGGGTGTTGTTCGTGTCATCGCAGGTCACGTAGAACGCCTCGGTCGGCGTTGAACCCTTGAGGACGCCCAACTGCAAAGCCGAGGTCAGGAACTGGTTGGACACCGAGGCGAGAGTCGCCCAGAGGTCCGAGTTGTTCGGCTCGAAAACGGCGAACCGAGTCAGGTTCACCAGTGAGTTCTCGACGTACATCAGCGAACGACGCACCGTGATGTACTGATCCGGCACGCCAGCCTTGATCGTGCGGGCACCCATGATGCAGAAACCCGCGCCAGGCACGGAGCGGATGACGTTGAAGCCAGCCACGTTCAGCGCGTCCAGGTCGGAGTTCGCGAAGGTCACATCAGCCGCGAGGACACCCCGCAGCGCGATGTCGATACCGGCCGGGGACTTCTGGACCCCACGGTTGACATCAGTCGACACATAGCGACCGACCACAGCGCCACCAGGAGGCAGGATCCGGCTGGCCCCAGGGGTTGACTGCGAGGGGTCGTCCATGACCAGCCACGGGCCGTACACAGCCGCGTAGGAGGTCGCGTTGAGGGGAGACCCTGTCCCACCCGGCACGAAGTTCTCGAAAGCCGTCACGGTGGCCGAGTAAGTCGGCAGGGAAGCAGGGCTGTCGATGACCAGGAAGAAGGTCCCCTTCGCCTCACAGTATGCCGAGATCGTGTTCAGGGCAGTCGTATCGCTGCAACCCGGAACGTTCAGGACCAGGATGTCCTCGATCGAGTCCAGCAACTGAACCGCAGCCGCAAGGTCGAGTGAGTCGGTACCATCGCTGCCACCAGTCAGGGCACCAGCGGAGGTAGCGACAGGGTTGTTGGTGCTGGTGTACGCCCCATTGACATACGAGGTCAGGGTGACCCACTGGGAGCCGACTGTCGGTGAGTTGATCAGGGAGACCGCGTTGCGGGGGTCAACCGGGTCCAGCGACAGGTTCAGGAACGTCTCCACGACGTTGGCGGGAGTGCTGCCACCGTTGTAGACCACGATGTCGAACCGACCAGAGCCGGTCAGCCCGCTGTCGTTGATGTCGACGTAGAGCCCGTTGCTGTAGGCACCGAGAGCCTGCGAAGTGATCCCGAGGGATCCGGCCTTGACCGTACCGGTGTCCGCGACCGTAGTGATCGCAGCGCCGTTCCATACGAACGAGAAGGTCGTGGAAGTAACCCCTGTGACGAGCCAGGCCCCGTTCAGGATGGGGTTGCCCACCGCTGCGACGATGGCCGTGTCCCCAACCACGAGGTTATGCGCAGCAGACGTCGTGATCGTTGCCAACTTGGTCGTGCTGGCTACTGCCAGGACGTTGCTGATAGTGCCACCCTTGGTGCCACGATCCGGCAGGTTCAGAACGGAACCCGTAGCGTCAGCCGCGATAGCACGCTGCACGTAGCACTGGCGTCCACCGTTGTTGAAGTACTGGTAGACAGCGAAGGGCAGCAGGCTGGAGCCATCGCCGAAGCCGTTGTAGGCCTGCACGAACTGGGACCAACTCGACACCAGGGTGACGTCGGCCGGACCAGCACTGTGGCCACCGACGAACGCAGCAACCGCATCACCGGGCGCGCTGACGGCCTGAGTGAGAGGGGCCAGACTCTCGGTGACGTATACGCCAGGCCTCTTGTAAGTAGGCATTCTTACTCCTTATAGCGGGGGTGACTGAGGGTCACGAGTCATGAGGCGTATTCGTTCAACGAGTCAGTGATCCGAAGACCCACACTGAGGGCCTCCTGGTACGTGTCAATCTCGGACGGGAGAAGTTCAGAGGAGATCCGAATCGTGTAGATGCTCCGGAAGATCCGCTTACCGTCGCTGTCTTTCTCTGCCACCGGCTCCGGGCCTCCGATGAGGTCCAAGCGCCGGATCGTGCTGTCCTGGGGAACGATGAGGAATCCGTCCCGAGGATGGATGTAGTTCTCGTTGGCCAATTTCCCGCGCAACTCGATGTCCTGCGTAGCCTTACGGCAGTACGTGGAGACCTGATAGTCGAGGTTGTACGGGATAGGAAACTCAGCCCAGTAGGGGCTCGTCCGGGGGTCAGAGGCATCTGACAGAGGAGTCAGTCCCTCAGGGGCGTAGGGAAGGTTCGTGTATCCCCGGTGCTCCCGGTCGTGTGCCACCGACGGCCCAAGATGCTCAAGAACAATCATGGGGAAGGTAGCGTCAGCAAGTTCAGTCTCCGGCAGTCTCCACCGCACAGTGACCGGACGTCCTGACGTAGGGCTCGTAGAGTCCCGCACAGTAAGGCCTTGGAACTTCTTCTTGACAGCCTCGTCCTCATTCAGCAGCCAGGGCATGTTACTTCTTCCGGCCGTGAAGGATTTGGAGTGCGACGACAGCACCAGCGGTCAGTAGACCGGTACGGATTGCCCGGTGGGCATCCTTTTTACGCTGGGCATCGGCTGCCTGAAAGCCAATCACGAACTCACGGACGGACGCCAAGTCTACGGTGCTTGCACCGTAGCGGTCATGCCGAGAATCGGCCATGATAGCCTCGCTGGGTTCGTGATATGGGCAGTTGTCTTTCGCATTGCCAGGATCCCATGAACCACACGCAAGTTACGTATTCCACCTGGCGAATTGCTGGTCGTTGACCATCTCGTCCGGCTTGACGTGGGAGGCGTCGATCCCAACGATGATGTCTCGCTGTTGGATCTGGTCCAGGACCTGGATATGCAGGACCCGGAAGACCTTCCCGTCATAGACGAAGCGGTCCTTGAGGTACTTGTAGGTGTTCTGGTCCAGGTCGATGAATCCGGCCGCACGCATGACCGCGTAGGAGGCGGTGACGTGTAGGTCATCGGTGAAGTAGAAGCCGATATCGGTGTCCTCGTTCGCACCCTCACTGTGGGTAGCGTGCAGGACAGGGATGGAGATCGGCCCGTCGTAGACTCGCCCTACCCCGGTGCCCTCGTCGTAGACATCGTGTACCTCAGAAAGATCGGCCCGGAAGCGATACCAGTCAACGGTGTCGCCCACGTTGGAGAAGCCCCAACTCTTGAGCCCGCTGTTGATCTCGTTGGTCTCGTAGTTGACGTTGAAGCGGCCACGCTTACCGTCCAGGCGGCTCATCGGTAGTCCCCGGACTTCTGTGCCGTGTGAATGTCCGTGTGGAACTGGACAGGCATGAGTTCGTCAGGCCGATGCGCACCCATGACTGCGAGTCGGTGATGCCCTCCGAACACCTCAGGCTTACGCCTAGTTCCGAATCCCGGGACCTCTAGTTGGATAGGGTGGTGTACACCTTCGTCTACGATGTGGTCACGCAATGACCTCGTATCTCCTGGGAAGTCCTGGTCGGAAAGGTTCTGACCCTGGACGCTAGAGCGCATCGCTTCCGAATACTTCCTGCCGTACAAATGCTCGGGAGTCTCTGTATCCCACTTATCGTCGTGGTCGCTCCAGGTACTCCTGAGGTCACCATTTAGAGGCGTGTGGGACTTCTTGATCTCGTTGGCCGACATGAACATAGGCAGTTGCTTGAACTGGTCAGAGTTGAGGTTGTCGGTCGCTGCCATCGCTTACCACCATCCCCAGTAGCCCTGCTCCGGCGCACCGGAGGTGTCCTCGCCACGGTCATCAATCGGGGGCAGGATCCGCTGCGGGTACGGCTTGTTGTCGTCGTACTCGCGCTCCTTGTAGACCGGGATGAGCCGGTTCGTGGTCCTGGATACGCGGCGAAGGTTGGAGACCTCGATGCGGTACAGGCCCACGTTCAGTTGCTGGCATACGTCCTTGTACCTGTTGGTCAGGCGGTCGATCTGCTCGGTCATCTGGTGGTAGCGCTGTGCTCGGTCTACGAACGTTCCCTCGGCCGACTGAATGTTGGTGTCGGTGGCAGCGTCGGTCAGCAGAGTCCAGAAGGCCTGAATCGTGGCCAGGAGAGCCACAGGCATCTCTTCGACCGGGTCCAGGTTCACCAGGGAAAGGGGCGTCTCGATGTACTGCACAAAGCCGTTACCGT